CTCGTAGGGAGTCCTGCGGCCATTTGGTTCTTAGTGTGGATGTCTCCAGACAAGATTTCAGTCGCGTATTCTCCTTCATCAAACGGATGCATTCTGTTAGCAAGGCATCTAAGCTCAAGTCCAGACGCATCGACACCAACTTGGAGCCATCCACTTGGGGGTCCAAACAGTTCTCTACATTCTTCTCCATAAGGTGCTCCTACTGCGGGTACCTGCGCAATATTAGGTGTGCTATGTGTAGCTCTACCTGTTACCGCACCATTAGGGTTAACTCTTCCATGTATGATACCGTTCTTTTCCAATTTAAGCCAAGCGTTCTTACCCTCAGCTAACTGCCCAATACGCTTTTCAACCACCAGATACTCTAAAATGAGGGGTACTTCAGGGATATCCTTAATGTCCTTCAATACTGATTCATCTACCTTAGGTTGATTCGTGTCAGTGAATTCTTTAGGTACCCATCCACGGTCCATAAGAACCTTAGCAATATGTGCCCTAGAGCCTGGGTTAAACTCAATACGTTCAATAACAGTAAGGGGAGCACCAGCTATATAGTGGTAACGTTTGTTGTTACTTTTAGGAACCATCTCCTTCTTAGGTTTATACCATGACCCAAATGTTTCGGACAACTTGGAAACAAGTTCACTTCTCTTGAGAGCCAGTTTACCGTACAGTTCACCAGCTTTCTTAGCATCAAAATAGAATCCATTTCGCTGCATCACACCACAATACCACGCGATATCATGCTCTAATTCTATAGCTTTAATTGGGTAATTATAACCAAGGAGTTTATCATATAAAGCGTTAGTTACCACTACGTCCTGTCTACAGTATTCAGACATCTCTGGTGTAAACTTTTCCCAGACAGTAGCGTCAACTTCACCCGGTCCTGCCCAATCCTTAGGAGAACCTTTATATACCTTCATGCGGAATCCATAAGCTTCCAATGAGTGAGACCCAAAGAGCTTCCCTGGAATCTGTCCACGTTTAAGTAGTACAATATCAATCTTATCAATGTTAGAATAAATCAGCCTAGCCCATACCATTGTATCAATAATCTTATGTCTAGGAAGAACAAAGCCAGGACACAACTTCTGAAGTACAGGGTAGTCATATGTAAGCCCATTATGAAAAGCTACTGAGTAACCATGTTCGTTGACTTGCTCCATCAGGTACTTACAATAGTCTTTCACATCTCTGAACTCAGTGTAGCATTGCATGACCCTATCAAATACCCATGCAACGTGGAACTTATCTACCGTGTCGTATAGACCATTAGTTTCTATGTCACTGATAAGTACCTTACTCTTCGGTGTTTTCAGTTTTATCATCCCAATACACCTCATTGTAGAAGTATTTACCTTCCACTTTAATTAAGTGATAATCTCTAGGTTCCCAATCCATACATGCAACAGCCATTTGAACTCTTTCACTTTTAGTGCTGATCTGCATATGCTGAAGGATACCACTGAAAGCTACAGTTCTCCAATACAAACCAATATCATCAGTGCAAATGAAGTTATGTTTTCCTTCTCGACATGTAGTGAACCTAGTATCACCATATTCAACTTCTTCTTTTTCTTGTGTGCATCCTCCATGCTCTTCCACAAATTTAACAAGATTATCACGGTTGTCAAAATAACAAACATAATCATAATCATTAGGCTCAACACTGAGTACCATTGCCGAACCTGTTACGCATACCATTGTGGGTTTTACAGGCATAATAACTTACTCCTATTTTTGAATAAAAAGGGAGCCACCATTAGTGACTCCCATGTATGTATGTATGTATTACTCTTCAGTAAGTTCTTCTTCTTCTCCAGCCTGTTCCCCTTCCTCATACTGAACCTCAACAGAGGTAACCTGGGAGGGACGCACACGAAGGACTTCCATATCAGCACCCTCACCGACACGCACGACGATGAAGAGGCCACCCTTCTCGAACTCCTTAAAGCCGACAACAACACCTTCCTTATCTTCCATGACGTGGCCAGGGCGTCCATACTGGAAGGCAATAACGTCACCCTCAGTACACTTAACGCCATTCATCTTGTCACCCTTGGCTTCCCAAGTGGCAATCAGATTGTCGTAGTATTCCATCTTAGCTTCGTGACGGTCAATCTCCTTCTGGCGAAGCTCCTTAAGCTGTGCAATACGGGCTTCCTTCTTCGTCATTTCCTTAGTCATCTGGGTGTTTTCATTCATTTCAGGCATTGTATATACTCCTATATATGTATATTGTATTTATATATGATTAAAGGTTACGGATATAGTCTTCTCTACGGTTCTTAGCTGCATAGAGAATCTCATTAATATCAGCCTTCTTGAAGGTATCAGGCTTGAGAACCTTACCATCTTCACGTTTCAAGAAGGTACCATCAGGGAGCCTCTTAGACTGAAGCTCTCTATTCAACTCATTCCAACATTCTGTCACAGGAATGCCAAGAGACTTCAACAGACCGACTACAACAACAATGAGGTCAAGTCCTTCTTTAGCTACCTCAGCAAGGTCTTCAACAGTAATGTTTCCATTATCAAGAGTACCATCTTCAAGTGCCTTAAGAGCACCTTTAAGCTCCTGATACTCTTCATCTACAAGTACCCTATACAGAGCTTCACTAGGAGCTACAAATTCACATGGATAATAGCCAGTAGCAAGCATCTTCTGTCCACTATCTCTATGGAACGCATCAAGGACTGAGAAGTCCAATACTACAGGGTTAACTTTAGAACCCGCCTGTTTCTTCATCTGAGTTATCCTCATTGTCTAATGGGTTATAGTGTCCTTCTGTTAATTCAAAGAGCATACCTGTGATCGGGTTATATGAATACGGGATAACCTTCCCTACGGAGTTACCTGTGTATCTATCCTTTAAGATACGTAACTTAGTTATCCTTCTAGCATCCTCATCGGAAGCTTGCTGGTTCCTCTCTAATCCAAACAGGAAGAAAGGCCAGAACCCTATCGCACGACTGCCTTTGAAGTGTCTAATAGCTACCCTACCACCTTCCTCGTGCGGTGTTCCTTCAGGTGTAGATAGATGTGACACGAATGTAATAATGATGTCCAATGAGTTAGCCAACATAGCCAACTCTTTCATGATTGTCTCTAGGGAGTCTTTTTCATTTCCTACCTCTGCCATTGCGGTTAAGTGGTCTACATAGATGATACTTATATCTTCACCTTGAGCCATAAACCTAATCTTATTCTCTACTGTCTTCCATTCAGTCTGACCGAACGAGTTATACATAACAAGCTTATCACCTATTTCTGCAATACCATCAGTCAACTCTTGTTTTGTCCATGCATCATCTGGAATATGGAAACGCTTCTCCTTAATCTTACCAGCTACACGGTTGACAGTTTCTTTAGGTCTCTGTTCAAGGAATATAGTTCCAACTTTCTGTTTCAAGACAGTGATATCATAAGCTATCTGTTGTGTTAAGAAGTCTGTCTTACCCACACCAGTACCTGCTCCTACACCATAGACTTCACCTTTACGTCTACCATAAGTAGCTTTAGTTAATGTGTCCATGAACCAAGGTAGGCCCATAACTATAGGCTGTTCAGCTTCATCCTGTACGTCCTGTACGTACACAATATCACATGGCTTGAATAACTGTGCGGACCAAATGGCCTTAATGATCTCATCACCTTTACCATTCTTAAGACAATCATTTGCGTCTTTCTCAGGTAAGGATGCTATGTAAGCTTTCCCAAATGGGAGCATCTCAGCGCACTCAATAGCTGTTTCTCTACCTACTTCATCATTGTCAAACATAAGAATGACTTCTTCAAAGTTTGAAAGATAATCAAGGTTAGAAGCTAAAGCTTTCTTAGCTGATTTAACACCATTAGGGATGGACACAACAGGCCACTTAAGGTTCTGAACCTGAGCTACAGTAAGAGCATCAATCTCACCTTCAGTAATAACGATCTTCTTACCTTTATTCCAAAGGTGTTGACCAAATAATCTATCAGACACTTTACCTAAGACAGCAAATGACTTGTCAGGGAATCTAAGCTTCTGCCCTACTAGGTTACCAGCTAGATCATAATAACAAGCTATCTGAGCGGGTCTTCCTTTGACTCTCCCAGAGTAATAAGAAAACTTCTCACAAGTCTCACTGTTAATATGTCTAGCTGGTAATTCTCTTAGACCCCATGTTTCTTGTTCAACAGGGTTCAGACATTCCTTACTCACTGTACGTTTACCTCCCTTAGGGTTCGTTTGGTTACTCTCCCCTTGGGTAGCAGTATATGTATCACAGGAATAGCAGAAGCAATGCCCATCCGAGTACATGGAGTTACCGTCAGGTGATCCGCAATGAGGACAGGGAAGATGATATAAGAACTCACTCTCTTCTTCTTCACTGTGCTTACTATACTTCTTAGTCATACCTAACCTAACTTAGGCTGGAATTTTGAGAATCTCCCCAATCTTGATATTAGTAGAGATAAGGTTATTCATATCTACAATATCCTGAACAGTTGTACCATACTTCCTAGCGAGGAAGAAAAGAGTATCACCTCTTTCAACTACAACAGTAGTGTATCCTCTAGTGTTAGTATTGTAGAACCAATCTTTAGCATCAAAGCAGGGACAGTCCTTCTTAACACCTTCAAAGTCTCTATGACCCATTACGTTAGCTTTAGGGTACTCAAGCAAGAGTTCAACCAAAAGCTTCTTAAGCTTATCAAACTGTTCTTTGGTAAAGTTGTTCGTGCTCTTACCTTCAGCATCAACACCGCCAACCATACAAATACCAATGGTATCTTCATTGTGACCAGCAACATGAGCACCAATAGCGTCAACATCACGCCCAATCTCAATAGTACCATCAGTAAGAATAACAAAGTGGTATCCAATATCCATCCATCCCTTACCTCTATGCCATTTAGCTATAACAGCTCTATTGATCTTAGGGTCATTAAGGGTAGCTGAACAATGTACCACAATGTGATTAGTCTCTTTTCGTTTCTTAAATTTAAGTGCCATAATATTATTTCTTCCTCCATTTGTACATCATAGTGTTTACAGGAATAGCCTTATTGGGTTCCTTCAACCATGAATCAGGGATTAGTTTATCCGCATACCTGAAGCCGTACTTAAGGCACCAATCTGCATACGTAGTACGCGCCCCTTTATACAATGGAGTCTTGGACCTAGTGAATACAAACCTGATATCCAAGTTAGGATACTGTTCTTTAATGAGTAAATGTTTCTTTCTGTCTTCTACTGAAAAGATTCCCTTTGACTCAATGACAATACCATTAGGTAGTACAAAGTCTGGGGTATATTTATGTACACTCTCAGGGATAACATAATCAAGTTTATATTCTTCATACTGGACAGGAATGCCCTTACTCTTCAAGTTACGAGCAAGGGCACTCTCAAGTCCAGACCTATACGTCACGGTATGTCGTGCATTAGAACGGTTCGTCGTCCGCCGGGTTATACTCACTATCGTTGTCTTCTCCAAAGCCGCCAGCATCATCACCGTTGTCTTCAATGTAAGACTCATCTTCACCATAGAGGTCAGACTCATCTTCACCAAAACCATATGCTTCGGCGTTTGCACCGTACTCTACAAGCTTGAGAATCTTAACAGCTTCAAGCTTCAAAGACACACCAACTCCAATAGCCGTAAAGAACGGATCAATTGTAAACGAGACACGCATCACAGTTCCATTCCCGATCTTCAAATCAGGATTCTTGATAATAGCACCAGAGGCACTAAAGATAGGAACCCTACGTGTCTTAACTTCCTTAGTTTCTTTATCCACCCAGGAATACTTAGACTTGAAAGACATCTCATATTCATTAGACTCTTCATCCAAATAATAAGGTTTATCAAGTACCTTAGGTGGCTTCTTCTTATCCTTCGCGTTGATAGCCTTAGCCTTCTTCACTGCGCCATCAAACGCTTCATCCACAAGCTCCTTAATTCCAGAAGCTTCAAAATCTTCAGCACCAAAGCGGAGCTTAACGTGAAACTCACCAGCATCCTTAAACTTATAGTCAGGTTTAACCAGATGAGGCCACTTAGCAACACCAGGGATAGAGGTATGCTTTACTTTCTTAGTTCTGTTCTGAATAGCCATGATGTCTCCATTGTATAGTATAGTTTACAAATTTTAGGGTTTCTCTCCCCTTGGGTAGCACTTTAAGCCTACTTCAGAGAAGCACCTACACTATGCCCATTAATAGCCATGATATACCATTCTTTGTACTGGTTGAACTTATTGGTATCCTTAGTAGAATCCTCATTTGCCTTACGACCAGCACGCATAACATACTTAAGCATGTTTCCCTTCAAGAATCCCTGGAACTCTTCAGGTGTGAGAATAGTTTCCATAAGTTCAATGGGCTGTACCGGAAGTGAGTTATAATGTGGTGAGGATTCAGCGGTACCAATGTCATCCTTCTTATCAGCAGTAGTGCGTTTAGGGACAAACTTATAGAAACAATTCATATCCCCACAAGGTTCCCCTTTGTGTGGTCCATTATACCAAACAGGTTCCTCACAAGTCCTATTAGCACAATCCTTACACACATAATGATCTTCTCTAGCCATAACTTAACTCTCCTTTGTCTGTCACTTGTTAAAAAGAAAGGGGGGGGGAGATAGAAACGATTCCTCTCCCCTTGGGTAGCACTTTACAAGGTATCCTCAACTGAAGGCATATAAACTATCTTTAACGCACTCAAGGTCAAGACAACCAGACTCAGGCAGTGGAGGGAGGTCTTTCAACTTCTTATCGTCAAGCTGAAGAGCAACCTGTTCATACAGGTCTTCCATGACGTTATTCTCTGTGTATGTCCTAACGAACACCTCACGGACAGCCTTAAACAACTCTTCAGCTTTCCCTGCATGGGTACCATAAGAATCATGGATCATAGCAAAAGACTTGATATCGTACTTCTCATGACAATGTACAACTGTGAGTAAAAGGTGGGAAGCATCCATGCTGTGAACATAGTTAGGTGCAACACCGTTCCTCTGTTTATGTTTATCAATGTTACCTTCACCAGTCTGTACACTAATCTGGAGCCTTCTACGTTCTCCCTGTCCAATCATCTTAAGTTCACCAGCATTATCTGCATATTGATCAGAGGTAAACGTCTGGACATAAGCACCAGCCTTAAAGATAGGGTTAACTCTTTTCAAGACAGACTGTCTATAGTTCTGCCACACAGGGAACCCAATAGGGGTTACCCAGAACACCGGAAGAGGTTCACCCTTTGCGTCTACCTGTGAGGACAATAGGGAGGCGGCTTTCTGTAACCAAGCCATAGCCTCAACAGACTTAACCACTACCTGACTAACAGACTTCCAGATAAGGGTAGCCATGTATCGACTAGCCTGTCCAGTAGAGAAGAAACAATCGGGGTCTTTAAGCTTTGCAGGTCTAACTGTATCTTCTTTAATGTGATCAGAGAATCCATATTCCTTGGAGCCATAAGGTAGAG